GCGCCGAACCTGTTGCTGTACGGGTCGCTGGTGGAAGCCACGCCGTTTGTGAAGGACGATCAGCGCGTTCAGTTGTGGCAGACCTACTACGACCGGTCGCTGGCTGCGCTCAATGGCGAAGACCTCCAGAAGATCGTTGATCGGTCCACGAATCGCCGGGAGGCATAAGTGACTACTTATACAAATACCTTCGGTGGGACGAACATCTACCCGAGCGATGTCTCGTACCGCTATGTGTCGCTGACGATTAGTCAGGTTCTTGACTGGCCGCTTGAGGCTGCTCCGAGCACTGATGTCGTTGCGAAGATCATGGACGTTAATGCGACGACGACCAGTCTTGTCATCACGATGCCGGATGCGACTCAAGCCGGTACGGGTGAGACGGTTCTCTTTAACAACGTCGGCGCTAATACTTTCACGGTTAAGACCGCTACCGGCACCGTCATCTGCGCTCCGCAATCAGGCACGACGTTTCAGATTTACCTGACCGATAACAGCACGGTTTCGGGTACGTGGCGTTCGTTCCAATACGGAGCTTCGGCTTCTTCCACTAATGCCGCTGCGCTGGCTGGCCTTGGTATCAAGGCAATTGCGACGACTCTCAACCAGTCGATGCCGGTTACCAGCTTTAGCACCAACTACACCACCGGCACGAGTGATCGCGCCAAGGTTTTGGTGTGGACCGGCGGTGGTGGCACGCTGTCGTTTGATGGTGCTCCGACCCTAGGCAGCGATTGGTTCGTTAATGTTCGCAATAGCGGCACTGGCGATCTGACGCTGGACCCCAGCAGTTCAGAGTTGATCAACGGCGCAAGCACACTTGTATTGTCTCCGGGCGATAGCGCCATCGTTGTCACTAACGGCGTTCAATTCTGGACGATTGGTTTTGGTCAATCTGCTGTCTACGCATTCAGCCTGCTTCAGATCGACATCTCTGGCAGCGGCAACTACACCTTGTCGGTTGCGGAGCTGAATAAGACTGCTTATGTCTTTACGGGTACGCTGACTGGAAGTCGAGACGTTATTGTTCCGACCACGGTTCAGCAGTACTGGGTCAGCAACCAAACTTCTGGCTTGTACACACTGGGTATTAGAACAGCCGGTCAATCAAGTCCCGGCGTTACTGTTTCTAGCGCAGCCAGAGCCATCCTGTATTGCGATGGCACCGATGTAGTGGATGCCGATACGGCAACGATTGGTATTCCGGTTGCAGTTTCTCAGGGCGGTACTGGCGCAACAACAGCCAGCGGTGCGCGAACGAACTTGGGGGCAACGACTATTGGCAACGCTGTCTTTACCGCAGCCAGTACATCAGCAGCCCAGATTGCATTGGGTCTTGACCCAATCGAGGGCGGTACGTACTGATGCCTCTCCAGCCGGTCATTGTTCGCTCTGAACCGGGTATCAAGCGAGACGGTACCAAGTTTGAGGGCAACTATTACGTTGACGGACAGTGGGTCCGTTTTCAGCGTGGACTGCCTAGAAAGATAGGCGGATACCGCTCGCTTCAAGACAGCCTAGAGGGCGTTGCTCGTGGAATGCACATCCACAACCATAATGCCTATACGTATGTTCACATCGGTACGGCGAATGGTGTTTTTCGATTTCGCTTAGATCAGAATGGTCTTTCAAGCATCATAACCAATCGAACTGATTCAAGCTTTGTTTCTAATGAAGCAAACATGTGGCAGTTCGATGTGGCGTTTAACACCACAAACAATCAGAACGAGATTCTGGCGCATGTGGCTCCGAACATAGAAGACATCTCTTCGGATGCTGCTGGCCAGTTGTATGTGGGTTACGACAACGGCACGGCTCCGTTGACTCCTGTTCCGTCCTTGACTATCTCTGGCGGTATCGTCGCGCTAGCTCCGTATGTATTTGCGTATGGATCTGATGGCTTCATTCAGTGGAGTCGCGCTGGCTATACGGATGACTGGACTAACGGCGATGCGGGCGCTGCTCGTGTTACGAGCCAGAAGATCGTCAAAGGTCTTCCGCTTCGATCCGGTGCCGGTAACGCGCCTTCTGGTTTGTTCTGGTCTTTGGATTCGGTCATCCGTGCAACTTTTGTTGGTGGTCAGGCAGTCTTTCAGTTTGACAACATCACTTCGCAGTCCAGCATTCTGTCTTCGCAGAGCGTGATTGAGTACGACGGTATCTACTACTGGTGCGGTGTTGACCGGTTCTTGATGTTCAACGGCGTGGTTCGCGAAGTTCCGAATAGCCTGAACCTGAATTGGTTTTACGACAATCTGAACTACGCTCAGCGCCAGAAAGTTTTCGTGTTCAAGGTTCCGCGTTGGGGCGAGATCTGGTGGTGTTATCCGCGTGGTAATGCAACCGAATGCACCCATGCCGTTATCTACAACGTGCGTGAGCAAACGTGGTACGACACAGTGCTACCGAATAGCGGACGTTCCGCCGGTCAGTACGCGCAGGTGTTTAGCTCGCCGTTGGTGGTTGGCGTTGTGGACGTTGATCCTCAAATACCTCTTTATCGCGATACTGAAGCTAAAGATCTTCGCGTTACGGAAGACAATCAGCCGCGCATCATCAATGACCCTAAGGGCTACGTGGTGTGGCAGCATGAGTATGGAACCGATGAAATTTACGGAACTGAAATCCGTCCGGTTCAGTCGTTCTTTGAAACGGCAGACATGTCTCTGATTGCTTCTGAGCAGCCTCAGAACATGGCAATTCGCGTGGAGTACATTGAGCCTGACTTCGTGCTGTCTGGAAACATGACCGTAGAAGTGACGGGTCGTGCTAACGCCAGATCTGCTGAAGTCACAAGCGATCCGCAGACTATCTATGCAACGCTGACAGATCGACAGCAGCAGTTGGTGTACTTCCGCGAGATCCGTCGTGAAATGCGATTCCGCTTTGAGAGCAACACGCTTGGCGGTAACTACCAGATGGGTCAAGTCATCGCTCACATTGAAGCGGCTACGGGTACGGTGCTTGGAGAAAATCCATGAGAACGCACCGAGTCGTAGATCCGCGTGGGATGGAGTTACAGTATTGGGCGGATACGCTGTGCTTGGATCTGGACGAGTATGCGGTGATCCCGCAGTTGTACGCAGAATCCGAGTGGAAAGACTGGGCGGCGGGTTTGATTGGTATCAACGGAATCTCGCAGTTGAACCCTCCGTCGCCCTATCAGTTTGATGACTGGCGCGAATGGGCGCTTCGCTTCTATCAAGTTTTGGACTAGGTGAAACATGGCTAACTACTACACTTACGGCGCAGTTCCCGATGCAGACGAGACGGTCTTTGGTCCGTCAGTAGATCCTGCTGGATTGGATGCCGCTGCACCGGTAGATCGTGGATTGCCTGAAGAGCAGCCGGTGGGTCCTTCTCCTTTAAGCTTTGCCGATGAAGAGCCTGTTGGTGCATTGACTCCGATTCCTCAAGAGGAGCCGGTTGGTCCTGAGTCGCTTCCTAAAACGACCGTTACAGAACCAACGGGTACTGGCATCAACCAAGATGCCATGACCAATTTGTTTAATCTCTTGGGGCAAAATCAATCCATGGAGCCTATTGGCGGGTTGGGCGTATTTGCCCCGTCCGGCAACTCCGTAAAGGCTGCGACTCCTGTAACGCAAACGCTTGCTGACTTGGGATTAACTCAAGCGGAAGCAGATGAAATCGCCAAGAACTTCAATAAAGCAGCCATGGCTCCGGCTCCGTTGACACAGCTTTCTAAAGAAGAGATTGCAAAAGCTGCTGGCGTTTCTGTTGCTGATCTTGAAAAGAGCGAAGCGCAGATTGGTGCTGTATATGAGCCTCGACAAAAGACGCTTGAAAGCATCAGTGCTCTCCTGAAGAGCAACGACTTTGCGGGAGCCTTTGCGGTTGCAACTAAAGCCGAGCAAGAACTTGGTCAAGACTTCATTGGAAACATTGTTAGCCCCGATAAGTTCCGATATCTGCGCGGCCCGATGACGGCAGATGAAATCAAGAAGTTCTACGCTGAGATGCCGGAGAGCGTATTCAAAGAGAAGTACGTTGGTCCGGGTAACGTCTTCAGCAAAGAGCAAGCAATTGAACGAAACATTGCTGCGCTTGATGGCGGGTCTGGGTATGCAGATCCAACGCTTGGCATCAAGAAAGAAGAAACGCTTCTTAGCAAGTTACCCATTAAAGAACTGGCTGCTCTTGCTGCTGCGGCTATGGGTGCAACGGCGATCCCCGGCTTGTTTGGTGCTGGCAGTGCTGGCGGAGCTGGAGCTGCTGGCGGTGCTGCTGGTGGTGCTGGAGCGGCAGGTGCTGGAGCCGGTGCTGCTGGAGCTGCTGGGTTAACTGGTGTTGTGCCAACTGGCCTTGTTGCGGGAACGACTGCTGCTAACTTGGCGCTGCCTGTGTTCACGGTTACCGCTGGTGGTGGATTAACCGCTGCTCAGATAGCCGCACTTGCTGCTGCCGGTGGTGCTGGCGCTTTGGCTGGATCTGGCGGAGCATCAACCGGCTCGGCTGCGTCTACTCCGAGCACCCCGGAACCGCCTCTTGAGGAAGTGGTTGTTACTGGCTCAAAGCCTCCGATCCTTCCGCCTGCGGTTGCCGCTCCGGTTGTTGGTGGTCTTGCGAACGTGGCTGCGCAACCGCCTGCTCCAGAGCCTCCTCTCGAAGAGGTAGTTATTGAAACTACTAAGCCAACTGAGCCTCCAGTAGTTACGCCTCCGGTGGTTACTACGCCATCTACTCCTGTTGATACAGTTACCCCAGAAGGACCGCTTGACGAAGTGGTTATTGAAACTACTAAACCTACCGAGCCTCCGCCTGTTGTTCCTCCTGTTGTCACTACGCCATCTACTCCGGTTGATACAGTCACGCCGGAAGGACCGCTTGACGAAGTGGTTATTGAGACAACTAAACCTACTGAACCTCCGGTAATTACCCCGCCGGTTGTCACTACGCCGTCTACTCCGATTGATACGGTTTCGCCAGAAGGCCCGCTTGATGAAGTGGTTATTGAAACAACAAAGCCGACCCCTCCGCCGGATTTGATTATTCCCCCAGTCGTTATTCCTCCGACGACTCCCGTGGATATTCCTAAGGAGCCGCCAAAGGTCAATCAACCCGAAACAACTACTGAGGATAAGCTCAAGAGTCTGCTCGACAAGTACGGCACTCTGGAAAACTTCTTGAAGTTGCTTGGCGCTTTGGGATCTGCTGCCTCCGGAACTCGTAAACCAGTTGCACCACCAACTGCCCCGACTGGCGGCTTAGGCGGCGCATTGCCGAAGTACACCTACACCCGTAAGCAGTTGAGTCCGGACATTGACTACTACACCTACGGAACTCGTCCTGAAGCGAAGTTCTTTGAGGATACGGTGCAGTTGGAGAAGCCGGTACAGCCTCCCCTGTCAGAGCCTGAGTCTCCGCCAGCCAATCCTCCGGGAAATACGGAAGACATGGTGGTGGGTACTCAAGCCACTATCCCCGCCATAAAAGATGGCGTTGAGGGGTACTACACTGATTCAACAATGAAAGTCTTTGTTCCCAATAAAAGCACCGGTAAGGCTAAGGGCGGTCTGACCGGCTACGCCAAGGGCGGCTCCAAGAGTTCCCGGTATGTAGATGGTCCCGGCTCGGGACGGGAAGACAAGATCCCGGCTCTACTGAGCGACGGGGAATACGTGATTGATGCTGAAACGCTGGCTCTGCTGGGGGACGGCTCGACCAAGGAGGGTGCTCGGCGCATGGATCAGTTCCGTGCTAATATCCGAAAGCACAAGGGTCGTGCCCTATCGCGTGGCCGGATTAGTCCAAACGCAAAATCGCCTAGCAAGTACATGGGCGGAGGGTTGACCTGATGAGCGTCACAGATTTTCTTTTCGGGGGCAGCGCCCCTACGCCGGGTAGCTCAACCAGCAGCACCGAAGTTCAATTGCCAGAGTGGTACACCGAGTACACCAAGAACATGCTTGGTCGCGCTCAAGGCGCTGCTGAACTACCGTACTTTCAGTACACCGGACCGCGTATTGCTGGGTTTACCCCGACAGAGAAGACCGGCTTTGAAATGACCAAGGCAGCGGCTGGCTCATATCAGCCGTTCTTGGGGCAGGCTGGTGAAGCTTTAGCGGGAGCGGGTCAAACCTTCCCTGAGGCTGTCAGTGCATACATGAATCCGTACACCCAGAACGTGGTTGATCAGATCGCGGCGCAGGGTGTGCGTCAGTTGCAGGAAAAGTATCTCCCGGCGATTGGACAAGAGTTTATTCAGGCTGGCCAGTTTAACGTCGGTCCCGGCTCAACTCGTATGGGCGAGTTTGGTGCGCGTGCGTTGCGCGATGTCCAAGAGGCTGTGCTGGGCGAGCAAGCCAAGGCACTTCAGGCTGGGTACGGACAGGCTGCGGACATATTCCAATCTGACGCTGCTCGTAAGGCTCAATTAGCAGGAACGGCTGCGGACATTGCTGGCATGGCTCAGCGATACGGCTTGACCGGAGCCGGGGCGGTTGCTGGTGTTGGTGAGAAAGAGCGCGAAATGGGACAAGCCAATCTCAATCTGGCGTATCAGGACTTCCTCAAGCAAGAAGGCTATCCGAAGGAGCAGATTAAGTTCTTGTCGGATATTCTCAGCGGAATTCGACTCCCTCAAACGACTGTTTCTCAGACTACAGAAATGCCTGCTCAAGCGGGTGGGGCTTCTGCCATTGAGAAAGCCATCACTGGTGGCAAAGGCGCTGCCGACATAATTGATATGTTTAAGAAGTACTTCCCGTCAAAAGGTAGTGGGGATGTAAATTACTCTGATCTTGCTGACTGGCTTGATAAGCAGATGTCTGGAAGTAGCGGTCCTCAAACTGGTGGTGGTAAGCCAGCGCCAAAAGTTGAAGAAGAAGTGTCAGGCACAGTTAATCCTTCCGGTTGATTAGCTCGGCGTTGCTTTAATTAAAGAGAATTTTTGGAGTTAAGTAATGGACAGAGAAACTGCTGAAATGCTTGGCTTGCCATACGATCCGTTGCTTGATGACATTTCTGACGTTGCTGCTCCTGCTCAAGCACCATTGTCGTCTGTTGTGTCTGGTGATTCCGGCGCTTTGCAAAAAATCAGAGAACGCGTTCTTCGGACTTTGGATGAGTCTGACGAAGAGGCTCGTGGCTATCAGGACACGCTTAATCGGATTGAAGAGGCCAAGCAGCGCCTTTTGGCTGCGCCTGATAAGCGTCAAGTTCTTCAGGGGCTCGTTAGCAAACTGACTACGCCTAGAGAGCGAACCGATCCCCGCTTTTACGAGCGTCGTAATCTGTTTACATTCTTGCGTGATGTAGGTGAGTACAGTCAAGAGCAGCGTGAGGCTGAAAAAGAGCGCGAAGCTAAACGAGTCATGTTGCAGGAAATGCAGGCCAAGTACGGGATGGAACAGGCCGAGAAGCGCCGTAGCCGCGCTGAGCTATTGGCTGCGCAGTATTTGTCGAAGGAGCCGAAGGAGACGCAACTGCCTTCAGAAGTTCAACAGGCCCAGTACTATCAAAATGTTGTTAAGAATCCTGACAAATTTAGCCCAGAAGAGGTTCAATACGCTCAGGATTGGTTGAAAAAGTCTGTTCGCATTCCTGATGACGGAAAAGGTGAAACCGGCTTTAGCCCTGCCGAAATTAGATCTATTGGCATGGAAGTTAGAGCACAAACTGATTCGCCTAAAGAAAAGGTTAATTTTGCAAACGATGCTCTTGGTAAATTAAAACTTGCTATTGAGGGCAATCCGCAGGCTGAGGTTCAGGTTGATCGCGCCTTGGCAACACTTGCTGGCGATAAGCAACTTAGCCTTGCTGAAGTTCAGAGCATTACTGGAGCAGGATCTTTTGCTCAGCGTGTGGCCAATTCAATTAGCAAGTTCTTCACTGGCGGCGCTGGGGATCTGACTAATGAGCAGAAAAAAGAACTGCTTGAGTTTTACGAAGAGTACTACGGAAACTCGTTTAACAATGCTAGAGAGCGCGTAAAACGAATTTATTCCGGCCCCGGATACCAAGGTCTTCCAGAAGACATTTTCGGCTCTCGCTATGTCAGCATTCGTGAAAGACGGGAAAAGGCTGCTCGTGATGCTGAAGCCGCAGCCAAGGGTGGCAGTGGGTCAATTGAGATCAATGGTAAGACTGGCCGACCGGTAAAGTAATAGGGGTCTTGAATGGCTAACAACATTTACACGATTGGTGGTCAGAAGTATGAGTTTGATGAGCCGCTGACCCCGGAAGAGTTGCGCCAGCTTGAAGCAAAGTTAGGCGTTAAGCCCAGTGCTGCTCCCCCTCCGGCACCGGTAGATGTAAAACCCGCAGCCACTCCTAGACCAACGGCTCCTAAAAAGCCGCAGGAACCTGCTGGCATAATGGACTATTTGGTTAACGCTGCTCAAAAAGGCGTAACACAAACCACTTCACTTATCAGAACAGCACAGGAAACTGGCGCTGACATGATGAGAAAACTTGAAGAGCTTGAGGCTCGTGCTCGTCGTGAAGGTATGGGTCCTAGAGAGCGTCTTGAACTTTTGCGAACCAGTGGTTATTACCCAACACTTTCTAGTCTTGCCGAAAAATATGGTCAGCAGCAAAGAACCGCTGCCCGTCTAACTGGCGCAAAAGACCTTACGGCTCCGGGTCCTGTAACCGAGATTATTGGCGCTGGTATTGAGGCTGCTACAGATCCGTTCGGGATTGCTGGAAAGTTAAAACTAGGGTCAACATTGGGCCGCATGGGCGGCGAGTTTTTAACCGGCGTCTCCGCTGATGTTGCCGGTCGGGGTGGCGCTGCCGTTGAGAAGGCCGTTACTGGCGAAGATACTGGCGTTGGCCGACTGGTTTCGTCTTTGGCTGGTGGCGCTGCCAGTGCTGCTCAGCGTGCCGGTGTAGAAAACATCACGAACCAAGCTCTTGAGAAGGTAAGGCAAATGCCGCTTCGCGCTTCTTCTGGCAAGGCCGAGGAAGAGTACGCCAAGGGTGCTGCCAAGCGATTACTTGAGTTTGCTGCAAAAGAGCAGGGCGACAAGCCAATTGAGCAAATCATTGCCGAAGTTGGTGAAGCATCTCGTTTTGCTACCGGCAAGGAAGCGCCGCTGCTCGTGGCCATGGCCGACAATCCAGTTATTCGCCAGCAAGTTATTCGTCTCGCTAAAACCGACCCCGCCTTCCGTCAGCAAGTCAACGATACGCTTGCTTCGCTTGGTGGCGATATGCGCTCCAAGGTTGAGAAAATCTTCGGCGTTCGTTACGAGGCTGGCGGTAAAGAAGCGTCCATATTTGAACCGGGCTACGTGCCGGGTAAAGAGCCTCCCAAGGGTCTTGATTTGGATCAGCTTACGGCTGACGTTGCCGAGCGACGTAATGCTTTGACTCAGCGTATTGAAGACATTGCTTCTGGATTTGATCCCACTAAATCCAAAGAAGAAATTGGAACTCAAATTGAAAATCTGATTGAAAACAAGAAAAAACTTGCTCGCAAAGAAGTTTCTCCAGAATACGAGAAGCTTTTAGATGAGGCGCGAGCTGCCAATATTAAGATGCCAAAAGAAGGCGTCGGCACGATTTACGACTTTGTTCGTCAGAACAATTTGCGAGACATTTTTGGAAAAGGAACTGCTCTCGATAGTCGTATAATGACTGTTCTTGAGCCAAAAGAATTTCCGGTTCCGGGTACAGCTCAAACTGTAACTGAACACCTTCCAATGAGTTTTGATAACTTGGAATCGCTTAAGAAGGCAATTAACGACTTGAAGCGGCAGCGCATGAGCGAAGACTCTATGCGTAAAGTTATGCAGCTTGAAGACGTTGTTGACGAAGCTAGAAAAACAATTCCGGACGGCTTTAGCGACCGCTTGAATGCAATTGATCTGAAGTATTACCAAAAGGTTGGTGTTCCGTTTGGTGCTCAGGGAGTCAAGGACATCGACTCCAAGAAGTATGCAACTCAAGTTGCGCCAATCATCGTCAAGAACAGCGAGTCGTTTGATCAGTTTATCCGTGCTGTTGGTAAGGACGACGGCTATAAGATTGCCGAAGACTCTATTATTAGTGAGATTTATGATAAAGCAATTAAGGATGGTGAACTAAACCCCGGCGCACTTGCCAAGTACATCAAGCAAAAGGAAGGCATCATTAGCCAGATTCCGGGGCTTGAAGATAAGCTGCGCACCGCACTTTCAGATGATTCGGCCCTGAGAACGCGCATTAATCAACTTGATGATGCGGCTGCTGCGGCTCAAAAGCGTATTGCAGATAACGCTCTGACTAAGTTTGAAGCGCCTAATTACACCACCCTTGCTCGCTCGTTTATGACTGATCCCAAGTCTCGGGAAAAGCTTTTGCGCGATATTGGTGACTTGGACGCTGATTCCGCTAAGGCGGTTCGTCGGACTTTGCGTGCTGAGGTTATTGCCTTGGCTGATGAAAACCCAACTGGGTTCATGGATTATCTAATGAATCCAGCCAACAAGGATGCCTTGGATAAGGTCTTTGGCACTGCCTTTCAGCCTGCGCTTCGTAAAGTTGGTTTGTTGTCTGACAAGTTGGCGCAAGCAGACATCAGTAAGGTTGGCGTTGCCGTTGGGCGAGAAGATCTGGACCCGCTGGCTAAATTGGCTCCGGGTTTGGACATTCCGTACATTTCGTCAACTTTCCGCGACCGTATTACCAGTCTTCCACAAAAAATTGTGCGACTTATGTCCCGTGTCAACTCAGCCCGTTTGTTGGAAAAAACCGACGAAACAATCAAGGAGCTGCTGCTTGATCCTAACGGCGTTCAGAAGTTGGCAAATGTTGCATCTGAAATTGACTTCTCCATAAACGCTGCCGATAGGGTTAAGAAACTGGGTGGAGCACTAGCAGCAGCAATGCCTAGAGCTTTCTACACTTCCGGTAAAACTGCCGTAGCCGGTGAAGAGCGTGCTCAACGTGCCGAGGAGCGCCAGAAAGAAGTAAGTGCCGACATCATTACCGGCGGCTTTGAAGATGAGTCTGGAATGCCTACCGAGGGCGGTACTCCTATGACCCCTTTTAAGGAGGCTCCGGAAGATGATGGCGCTGCTCAAGACTATAGCTACGAAAACTTAGGTCCTGATCAGGTCGCCAAGGTTGGTCGTTACTTAGATCAGTACGGCCTTAACAAAGACTTCTTGCTGAATGCACAAACCTTTAACGCCACTCCGGTAGAAAAGCGCAAGAAATTGTTTGATCTTTTGGCGTCAAACCGGATGGCCAAAGGTGGGGTTGTTGAGGATAAAACTGACTACACGCAGTACAACAGCCGGATCTTACG